CAGTGCAGAAACAGTTACAAATACTGGAATTATTGGAGGCGCATTTTGTAAACAGTTTACTGTTACCAGTAATAAAAATGGAACATTCACATCTGGTGGACAAGCAGTTGCTCTTATAGGGGGAAGTATTTCTGCCCTTACAGACGCAGAAATTACTTATGCAGACCTTCCTGCAGTAATTGATACTGGAGGATTTGTTAGAAATGTTGGTACAACAACAATTCCAGCTGGCTCACAAATTTCAACACAAATAACCTCTTCAGATACTGTTAAAAATATTGTATTTTCTACATTAAATGATATTACAGTGCCGTTTGGTGGAACAACCACTGCTCTAGTAAAACATGGTGAACAGGTGTCTACTCGTACAGAAAATGCTGCAAATACAACAGTTCTTGGGTACGATATAGCGGGTGAGGTTCTTGGTAACGCCAGCTCTAATAGCGATGCCAATCAAATTTTCCCATTAAAAGAAAGCACTGTTGATAGCAACTCAGTACGGGTGTTTGTTGATAGAGGAACAGCATTTGAAGAATGGACTCGAGTCCCCCACATCATAGACTATGGACCTAGCGATACTGTATTTGAATTAGATATTACTAATACAAACCAAGTTAGAATTCTATTTGGCGATGGTATTTCCGGAGAAATTCCGCCACCTGAGGCAACAATTAAAGCACAGTATATTGCTGGTGGTGGTTTAATTGGAAATGTTCAAGCTGAAACATTAACTACTTGGGGTAAGGTAATAAACTCAACAACAGAAGAAGAAGAAGCAATTAGAAAAATTTCTATTTCTAATCAATTAGCTGCTACTGGTGGTGGAGACCCTGAGTCTAACGATAGCATTAGATATAATGCTCCTCGTGCGTTAAGAACTTTAAATAGAGCAGTAACTTTGCAAGATTTTGAAGACTTAAGCCTATCTGTTGAGCGCGTAGCTAAAGCAAAAGCTGTTGCTACAAATCGCAACTCTGTGACCGTGTACATCTCTCCAATGGATGATGGGACTAGTGATAGGCCGGGATATCTTGGAAGTGATTTAAGTTCTAGTTGGGATTATATTAAGACTGGTGTTGAAGATTATCTATCCGATAAATTGCAAATTGGAACTTCGGTAACTGTTTCTGCTCCAGTGTACTCGTACATTTTCACAGACATTTCTTTCACTCCTCTTCCACAGTACTCTTCATCTGTTGTAAAAACAAACATTAAGAAAATGATGGTAACTGATTTTGGTTATGAAAATACAGACTTTAATGATGTCATTACTCCAGAAGAAATTGAGTTTAAATTACGTCAGGTAGAGGGAGTTCAAAACGCAAAAGTAATTTCTCTTTATAGAGCTGATGGTTCGGGAAGAAATACAATTATTGGTGAAGTTAACGAACTCTTTGTATTCTCAGAAGACTCTATTGGGCTAATACCTGCCAGTACAGATGCTGCTTTAAAGACGTTTACTATTACACCAAGTAGCGGGTCATCAAGTTGGGCACCTATATTTAAATCTAATTTGTTAAGTTATAGAGTAACAATACCTGCAGCTGCTACAAGTATTACTGTGGGTACTGAGGCCAACGACACTAATGATAATGATAGCAGTGGTGTTGCTAGCGTTACAGTTAACGGTAAGTCTGTTGGGGCAGCAGCGTATAACTCTACAATACCTACTACTGATACAACTGTTGGAGCACGTACTGAGGTTGTCGTTACTGTTACTGCTGCTGATGGAAGCACCGTAAGTACCTATAAAGCAGTTGTTGTAAAGGTCTAGCGATGATAAAAGATGCTTATGGCAATACGCGTTTTTTTGGTACTTATAGAGGAGTAGTAGTAGATACTGCTGACCCTCTAAACCAAAACCGAGTAAAACTGCGTATTCCACAAGTACTTGCTAATGAAGTTACAGATTGGGCCTGGTTTGTTAACACCCCAGGAAACAACCTTGTTCTTCCTAAAGCCGGAGATGGAGTTTGGGTTCAGTTTGAAGGTGGAGACCCATCATACCCAATTTGGATTGGAACGTTTAACCCAATAGCCCCTGTTAACCAAGTAGGATAACAGACAGTTATTATAAATTTAAGTTAAAATAGAATAGAAATTAGGAGATATTATGGTTTATCCAGTAGATACAGATTCACTTAAATACGCATTTAGAACAGACAATAAGGATAAAGTTGTTGCTAATGACGTAAACGTCCTCTATACCGAAGTAACCACTATTGAGGGACAGCTAGGTGTTGGTGGAGTAATCACTAGTGAATGGAGTACCGAAGGCACCTCGTACAGTACCCAAACTTCAATTTGGCCTTCTTTGAAAGACAGACTAAAAAACATTGAAGAGGGAGTTGTTAAAGGGCTATTTATTAGTGTTAAAAACACAGGCGGCTCTACTATTAACTCAGCCACTTCTTCAACAGTAGGTTTAATAATTAAATCAGCAACTTCTAATTCTGTAGACTTGTTTAGGGCGGTTGATGTCAATAACAATGTTCTAGCTAGAGTAGACAAAGATGGTAAATTTACTGCTGTGTTAATTGATGGTGGCGGCGCTGAGTAATGGGTCGTTATTCTGAGTTTAGATATTTAAAAGATGGCATTTTATATGGTGACCGTAGCAAGCTAGCTTTATCTGCTGAACCACTAATTGCTACTGCTTTAAAGTACAACAAAATAGCCATTTCTTTTTCTACTCCCACAGGAACCTATATTGGTTTTAGAATAGTACGAAATCAAGATGCATACCCAGAGACAGAGCAAGATGGAGTTGTCATATTTGAGTCAACTTCCGGTGCAAACGGAATTATTAGCACCTTAATTATTGACAGCGATGAAACACAGGGCGCACCTCTCGTTGAAGGTAGATTTGCTTATTATAAAGCCTGGATTTTAACTGCAGATAATGAGTACTGGAGTCCTGCTGGTCAAACATACACTCTAGTTCCTTCAAAACATAACTTAAAATTAAGCAATGATATATCTGCAGCGTACAGCGTTGCTGGGCTAGAAACAATTGATAGAACTTTACCAGTAAATACAGACTTTTCAACTACTCACCAAAGATTTATGGACATACTTCCTAGAGTTATAACTAGTGCAACAAACGGTTCTGTCGATGAAATAAACGACCCGGAAGCTAGTGATTATGGTGAAAATACAATTATATCTAGATTTTTATCTGGGTTCTCCTTTACGCTAGATGAATACTTAACGTTTATTAAACTTGTACTTCCAGAAATTTCTGGTAAATATACAGCTCCAGAAATAATGCGTTTACAAGCTCATGAGTTTGGAATAACTTCTGATAATGAGCTTTTAACAAAGGCACAAAAAAGACTTATTAGAGAAGCGGTGTATTGTTATAGCAGAAAAGGAACTTTAAAAGGCCTAAACACATTTACCGAAAGCATTACTGGATATGACAACTCTCAGACTATTACAAAGAACTTACTTCTTTCATACGAAGACAGTACTTTTCTATTAGAAAATTGGGAACTAGATAACGTTGTAGGTAACTGGACTGTCGGTTCTGGAGATACCATTTCAGTTTATGCGGACATTGCTGTACAAACAGGTGTAGGAAAATCTTTAGATAGTACCTACACTGCAAAAATAACTACATCTGCTTCAAATAAGCCTGCGTATCTAGGAATTTTAAACCCTATAATTACAGCAATACCTGTTACTGAAAATCTTACATACTCTTTATCTTACTATATTAGAAAAGTAGGAACCACAGCTGGTGTTACTCCTACTGTTTTTTGGTACGACTCTAATGGTAAATACCTTTCTCCTTCAGAAGGGGTAAGTGCAAACGCCACATCTACTGAGTGGAATAGAAGAAGCTTAGCAAACGTTACTGCACCAGAAAATGCAAAGTATGCAGTTATTCAACTTGTTTTTGCAATTACTGGTACCTATTACTTAGACATGGTTCAGTTTGAACAATCAAGCACTGTTACTGACTATGAAGAGCCTAGAGGAGTCTCCGTATTTTTAAAGCCAGACAAGATTAACTATATAAAGAACCCTTCTTTTGAAACCAACACTACTGGTTGGACAATAACTGGTAGCGGTGCCTCGATTTCACGAGAAGATTCTACGTTATCTCTAGCACCTAGCTCATCATATATGGCAGAAATAACATGTAGTAACTCCGGAACAACAACTTTAAAAGCAGCTACTGACAAAGAAATTGAGTCAGGAAAATTGTATACTTTTTCTTTTTATGCAAAAACTAAAACTGTTACATCAGGTCAGCAAGCTATCGTTACTGCTATTCCGAAAGATGGCTCAACATCGGTAAGTACGACTGTAACTAAAACAGCTACTATAACTTCTTCTTGGACAAGAATAACTGTCCCGGTATTTATTGACCCGTATAACTCCTCTGACAGCAATCTTGTTTCTATAAACTTAGAAATTGCATTTTCTTCAGGAAGTCCGGTAATTCAAATTGATGCCGTGCAGTTTGAAAGAGGTATAGTTTCCGATTATTTTGACGGAAGTAGATATGAGTCTGGGGCGTCTTGGACTGGCACTGCAAATAGCTCTATATCTGTTATTTATTTTGGAAGAAAAACTAAAATATCTAGGTATATGAAAGACATTAAAACTATTCTTCCAGCCAATACCCCATACTATGTAACCTTCTACGGAAGCGCAAGTTTTACAGGGGTTGCTTTATCTGGAATTTCATAGTACCATGTACTCATGGACACTTTAATTGTAGTAATTATTTCGGGTATGGCTACTGGCTATATTCTTGAATTCATTGGTTCTTTTCTAAGCAGTGACCGTTGGCTTAAAAGAATCCTAACCCTTCCACTATCCTATTCCGCAGTTTGGTTGATGGGAATTACAGGGCTTCCTTTATACGTTATTGGGCTTGCCTCTGCTTTCTTTTCACTTTCCATTTTGCATTTATTGAATAGACCTGTTACTATAAACACTATAACTCGTCGTTAATAGGAGAATAGGTGAATAGGTGGAATGATGATGATGACTTAAAAGGCTTTGGATTACTTGATGGTGATACTCCTTCTGGCCAAAAGAAGACACCAGTAAGTAAAAAGAGTTCTAAAACCCGTCATCAGAGGGCAAAAGAGGACTGGACTCCTGCAGATGTTGCAAGTGAGTTTAGTTGGCGTATCTACGATAAGGTTCGTGGCATACCAAATATGATAAATACTAAAACTCTTACTATCTTACTAGCTAAGAATCGTAAGGAATTTGGTGTAACTGCAAGTATGGAACTTGACTTACTTGACAAATTTATAGGTGATGAAAGAAACTTAATTGCAGTTAAAAGACAACCAAGTAAAACTATTAATATCTTTTTAGTCTTTATAACTAATAATATCAATAAGCTAAGTCAAACTAATGAAGTAGCCATTGAAGAAGATAATAGTAATTTAATAGCTACTGATGGTAAAGTATTTGACAATACTGTCATTGGTAAGGCAGCATTAGAACGTCACGAAGCAAAATTAGGAAGGCAAAAATGACATACGACATATCACAAATCGAACCAATTAAACGTCACTGGCTACTTCGCAGTGCAAACATTCCACGTCGTTTTATCGGCATGGAACCAGCAGACATTGTTGCAACTACAGGGGAGTTTCCTGAAGAGATTGACATCTGGCTAGAGCAGGTTATTGAGGGCAAAGTTATCAAGCAGATTGGTGGGCTAGGAATGACTGGCGTTGGCCTGTTGTTTGATGGTGGCCCTGGACTTGGTAAGACAACTCACGCTGTAGTTACCCTTATGGAGCTAATTCGTAATCTTCCAGATAACGAGGAGACTGCTAGGGATGTCTTGGCTATGAGCCCAGAAACATTTGGAATGCAGTCTCGTCCTATCTACTATATGACTTTTCCAGAGTTCTTGGCTCGTAAGAAAGCAATCATCGATGCAGAGGGGGAACTTCGTAAGGAGCTGTATCGTGAGATGGAGGGTTTCCATGGTCGTGCTAAGGAAGACTGGCTAAATGTCCGTGTTCTTGTCTTAGACGACCTAGGAAAAGAGTACGGTTCAACCTATAATGACAGTTCATTTGACGAGGTTCTCCGTTCTCGTTATGATAAAGCTCTACCAACAATTATCACCACGAATGTAAAGCGTGAGGATTGGACAGCGCAGTATGGGGCAGCAATGGGCAGT